TTACTGCTCTACTTTTCCACCAGCAAACATATATGGGTTTACATAGCCTATATATGTTTCAGGACTAAAATCTTCAGGTTGTGCCTTAACTAACTCACCTAAAGCCCATTCATAAGGGATTTTGTCCCACCCTGGCACAGCTTGGATGGTGAAAGTATTTACAGATAAGGATTCTTTCCCTTCATCTTTTTTGGCTTTTGATACATACGATGCAATAGTGACAAATGTACTATTATTGACATAGTCAACTTGCAAGCCTGTGACTGCATGATGTTCTGACATGGCGCCAGTACGAATATCTTCGATTTGTTTTGTGATGTATTTCATTTTTTTACTCCAATAAAAACCGCACATAAAAAGTGCGGTCATTTCGTTAAATTATCTACCTATTGGTAGATTGTTCTTGCGTCAGATACAGCGTAAGCTGTAAAGCAGATTTTTGGATTACCTTTGCTTATGTTAAAAATCTCTGGCGGGTGGTTTCCTCTAGATGTTTTTGAGTAATAGTATTCTTTTCGTTCGTTAGCATTGACAACAAAGCTAACGTCAGAATTAACGATAAACACAATGCGTTTAACTGGTGATGGGTTGATGTGAATTGTGGCGGTATAGAAAGTGACCTCATCATTTTTCGAACCAAGCGTTCTCATATCAATATTTGCTACAAACACCTCGCACAAGTTGCCACCAACCAAATTATTAACCTCAAGCGTACCACTAAATTTACCAGTTACAGCTTCAAGTCTTGCGCCTTTGATTACGCCACCTTCCATGGTTGAGCCTTTAACAGTACCACCACTAACAGTTGTACCATTAATCGTCCCACCATTGATTGTTGCGCCATTAACTGTGTTACCAGTAATGACTCCACCAGTTATTCTTGGCGCTCTAATTTCTTGGTTAGCCTGTATATGGTTACCGCGGATTGTATTGGCAATAATACTTCCACCATGCACTTCGGTTACACCTGCGTTTTGCCATGGACTTGGTTGAGTGCTTGTAGCAAGACATTCTTCGAGCATTGGGCGCGCCATATAAGCATCGGAGTATGTTCTATTTTTAACAAATCTATTGATCCTAAATATCAACATCACCTTGCCTGTTTCTGGCGCTTGAAACTTGACGAATGCTCTCGGAGTATTTTGTGCAACACCATTCTCAAAATATCCACTTGGTGCATCTAAAAAGTGCGGGAATGGATTTGTCACATTTCCAGAACTTACATTAGCACTACCAATAAGACCGAGATAAGATTTTTCGTCAGTCGAATATTTTTCTACAAGTAATTGTCCACCGCAAAAATGACACCCCACATAGCTTGAAAAGATGTACCATTTATCTTTTACCACACTTACCATGCAACGGATCACATCAACCCAAGGCATTCTATCGGCGAGTGTATTGAATTGAGTCTCCGTTCCGCTAAACGTTAAAAGTCTCCATCTCTCATTTTGTAATCCATTCGGATGATATCTATTCGCATCATTTCTACTGCGTTGTACAACATTAACGTTTGGGCAATTTGACCAATCGCCGCCTTTTACACCGGCGTCACGCCATCCGTAGGCGTCATTATCAAATAGCGGGTTCATTAAGAGATTCCCACCACCACTAGATGACAACTTATCTCTCGTCACAGATCCAGCTACAACCAAATCGCCACGAATACCTACTTGCCCATTTGCAACAGAAAACACTGGTTTTACATTACCGTCATTCGCATTTGCCACAATCCCGAATTTATCAGCCATAACAATGACCGAGCTTTCTTCTTGATTTGCACCAAGTGCGATACCAGCAACAGCAGTCCGTCCACCAGCAATAGCTTGTGTTTTGATTGTGTGCATCGAGCTAACTTTGCCATTAAGTCCCGCTACAGCACTACTCACCTGTGATACTGTTGATTCAGCATTGCCAACTTTAGCGGTTAAAGCGTTAATTTGTTGTGCATTTGCTTTATCACTTTGAGCTTGTGCTTGTCTTACTGCAGTAATGCCTGATAAAGCAGATTCAGCCTTCGCTGTCACAGTTTTGATGGTTTCAGCTTGTGCTTGGTCTGCTTTTTCAAGATTTTTAATTGCGGTTCCTGATGATTGAGCTTGTGCAGCTATTTGAGCTAATGCACCTGTGACAGCAGTTTGTCTTGTTTTAGCTTCTTCGCCAACAGCATTATTAATATCGGCTTTAATGGAGTTAATAAGCTCTTGACCAAGTTGTGACTTGGTGATTTTACCTTCTAACGCATTTAACAAGTTATCAGGATTATGATCTGCCTCACCAAATACGGCCGCAGTAAACTCCCCTTTGTTGTCGTTTTTATCGCCGCAACGCAACCAAAAATAGTATTCCGCGCTCAACGGCACTCCACTCATCACATAGTTATTTTGTGGATATGGCAAGGTTGCCACTTTAACCGCCTTGCTGATGTCATTAGTGGTACTGCGCCAAACCTCGGTATAGTTACCAACACTTGCTGTCTTTGGCAAATCCCAATCAAGCTCAATCGCAAACAATAATGACTTGGTTACAAACCGCTTAATATCGAGATTAATCTCAAACGTGCGCGTTACCGGATCGGATAGCTGACCAACACCATTTTTTGCGCGGATTTCAGCGGTATATGAGCCATTCGGTAATCCAGCAAATGTTATACTTGTGGTTGTCAAATCGTCATAGACTTTATATAGCGAGGTTTTACCATCAAAAGTGCGGTAAAGTTTTACTTGATATTTGACGGTGGATTCATTTTTCGCGAAATAATCAAATGTTAATTTAACACCCCCATCCGTCACCGCTACATCAACGTTTTGGATGCGGTATCTTTCCGGCGTCTCGCTAAATGAGACGGGTTCAAAGTGCGCCCCGTTGTCAACAATGGCCTCTTTTTGTGGCTCGTGTTGGATTGCGGTAATAGTGTACTTGCCCTTATGATCCTCTTTAATGCTTAATGCTCGGTATAACTGCGGTTGGATTTTGTCGCCATGACGCAACCAAACGCCATACTCCGTTAAGCCTGCTGGAGGCACTTCCAGGCGCAATTTATTACCCGCTAACACTTCTGCCACTTTAACACTGACGACCTCGGCGGCTTGGTTGTAAAACATAAATTTGTCGCCGGCTTTAAATTGCGTCTCACGGTCGATTTTTACCGTGTTTTGCTCAATCGATAGCACACGTCCGCCTAATTGCGTTCCAGCATAGTCATTATCCGCAACAAGGATAATATCGCCCGGTACGTGCATTAATCCTTCGGCGCCGACGGTAAATGTGACCGTACGTGTTTCCAGTTTTTCCGTTTCCAAAATCCAACGACCTGTACGGTACGCTTGCCCGCGCGAGGTGCAACCAAAAGCAGTAACTTTTTTCACGTTTAAACCGTAACGGCGGATCAAATCATCGTCTGAAACACAGATAACATCTTTTTCATAGTTGTTCTGTGCGTTGGCGTACTCAACGTGGATTTCGTTGTGGCGCGCTTTCATAGCCGAATAAGAGTAAGTAAAGCCCTCTTTGTCAACGTTGGCGTTCGTATACGTCCACACAGGATCAGCGGGGCGGTCTTGGATTACCGTAAATTCCCGCCCGTTCCACACCGGCATTGCGCGGAAAATCGAACAAATATCATTGATAACGTCGTATGCTTGGCGTTGCTCCGTGATCCATGCGTTACAAGTAAAGCGCGGTTCTTTTCCACCAAAACCATCATCTACCAACTGATCGCAATATTGCGCCACGTTGTAAAGCGCCCACTTATCTACGGCAAAATCACCAAGACGACGACCGAAACCATAGCGTTTGTTTTTCAGCAGGTCATAAAGCACCCATGCTGGGTTGTCGCTCCACGCCGTTTTAAAGGTTCCGTCCCAAATGCCGTTATAAGCCCGTGTTTCCGGGTTATAGTTGCTAGGCACTTGTACGATGATTCCGTAAACATCATATGTTCGATTCGGGATACTTGAAAAATAGTCCGAATCAAACTTAATGCCGACAAGCGCGGTATTTGGATAAGCTAACCGCGTTTCGATAATCTCGGTATAGCTCGCCCAAATAGTGTTATTTTGCAACCGTTGAGACTTACTATCCTCGTCTACACGCTCGACTCGCACGGTAAAAGGCGTCGGCGGCAGATTATCAATCTCAATTTGGCGCAAATACTGTGAGCTGTACTTGCCGTTAATCGTTAACGGGATTACGCGCTGACCGATGGTAATATTCATCGTTACGCTCGCACCGTGCGTGTCTCCCTGATCGTTTTGCGAAAAAAGGCTTTGTACACCCAAGGTTAACCGTAAGCGTGATACCTTGCCATCCGATACCGTGCGGGTTAAAGGCGTATTTTTGCGCACCTGAGTTCCAACAGAAATCTCTTTTTCAGACGTGTTGAAACCCTCAAGAATATCCTGATCTTGAATACCTATGCGCCCTTCTGCTTCCACATTGCTAAAATTATAGGTTCCGTCCTTGTTTTGAATTGGCGTGTTGTCCAAGAAAACGGACTGCACCCCATTAACTAAGCCTTTAACTTCACCCTCGGAAACAATCTCAACGATTCTTACCGCCTGTTTACTACGTCCAGATTCCGGCGCTTCATACGGCGTATGACCGCCGCCACCTCCACCACCGCCCATGTGTACCTCTCAAAATAAAAAAACCGCACATAAAAGTGCGGTCAAAATTCAATTCGTTTTACATTCTGCCTTTTCTAAATCCGACAGGTTTTTCACTTGTTTTCGCCGTTTCCACATCGTATGTTTCCACGCCTTGCGAAATAATTAATGAGCCGGTACGGATTTTCCCGTAAGCCAGTGGCACCGGTCGCCCTTGCGCTGCCATGTTTGACAAGTTAGTAAATGATGTGGATTTCTGTTTTTCGGCCTCCTTACCCTGCCCGGGCATTGTCGGGGTTTTTGTTAGCATTTGAGCAACACCGCCCAAGGTCATAGCCAACCCCGCAGCAAATGTGGAGCCTCCAGTCCAAATTGAAGCAACCATTAGCACCACGCCGATAATGACCGAGAATATGCCCGCTTTCTTCGCTCCGGCAATAACCGGGGTAAAATGCACTGTCATTCCATCTTTTAATTGATAGCCAAGATCGCGCTCAACGTAGCGGCTATCCATGTAGCGTTTACCGATGCGGACTTTATAAAATCCCTTCGCCAGTGTTTCTCTGAATTTCGGCAACTGGCTACACAACGCACGGATAATTTCCGCCGTGTCTTTTACATCGAGCTTAAATTCACTGCCAAATTGTTTAAGGCCGCCGTAAAGTTTAACTGTGACCACTCTTTAAATCTCCATAAGCTATGCGTATGTTTAAGCCAATAACCATCGTATAAATCACGCTTTGATAATCGGCGCGGGCTGTGATGTAACACCATTTGATCACCAATATAAATCGCCGCGTGATTCGGCACATCAGAGCCAACTTGGATCAGGATAACATCACCGATCTGTAATTCTTTTAGGTCGGTTAGGCGTTCAAAACCTTGTTCTTCCATGTGATCCATATACAGGTTAAAGCCATCTTCCCACCAGTAATCATCACGTTCAAAATTAGGAAACTCTTTGCCAGACAACCGATAAAAATCGCGAAATAACGTGTAGCAATCCGTTTGCCCGTGAATAAATTCGCGCCCAAGTAAAGGCGGCACCCACGGGAAAACATGAATCACCCCATCACACACAAGCCACCAATCCAGTTCCGTATTTTGTTGCATCTGAAAATCAGCGGGAGACAATACAGGTTCGCCGCCGGGGTGCGAATGGACGAGAGCGACAATATTCCCTTTCATGCCAGCGGAAAGAAAATCATCAGGCGAAACCTCGAAAAAGTTTTCCGGGTCGTCTGCGATATTCTCACAGTTAATAAATTCAAGTTCACCACCAGCAAAAATAACAAAGCCACACATTTCGCGTGGCTCCAGTTCTTTTGCTATTTTCAGTATGGCTTTTTTTAATTCTTCGTTCATGCTTACCCCAATTTATCAACACTTGGGAATCCACCAAAATTAACCACGTTATTTCGTAATGCGCACCCTGTGACTAATCCGCTACACTTGTCTTTCTTGCGGTCGTTTGTCGGTTGGTCTTTTTCATCTGCTACTGCGGGACCGGTATAACCGCACTCTACTCCACGGTAAAGCCATGAGCAAATTGTTGTAATCGTGCGGCATGATATGTAAGCGTTGTCCGTTTCCATCGGCAAAGCTAACGTAAATGAGATTACATCCCGCTTATGCGTCGCCACTTGCTCAATAACAAACAAACTTAATGCCTCTTGCGTCGGGTCGGCTTGCTTGTTTCCGCCCGCAAAGTTTACCGCGTCAAGATACTGCATATAGACCATGCGGCGGCGGACAATCGCGCCCAAGCACTGATCGAATCTAATCAAAAGTGCGGTAACAAATCCATCCAGATTCATCAAATTCAACGTAGGGCGATTGCTCGGGCCTTGACCTGACATTTCAAAACCATCAGCGCTTACGCCATAGGCTTCATATGTATGCCCCTGCCAGACAATAGGCTTGCGCATTTCATTAGTACCAGCATAAAAACGATATAATTCGCCACTCATGCCGTCCGAATCTTTCAGCCCGCGCAAATCCACCTCCCAAAGCTCGATCATTGCGTTTTGTTCAAGCTTGGCGAGGTCTAATTTAAATTGATTGCTAATTGCTTGTGGCATTACAACGTTTCCTCAAAATCGCACGAAAATTCCGTGTAAACAGTGCCGACTTTCGCCGGCCACTTCTTACAGACAACTTTAACCTGTTGCCCACTGTACGGGTCATTAAATAAAAACGGCTTGATGCCTTTGTGTTCCCGCAGGAACTCATGTACATCAAACCGTTCTTTATTTTTGACTTTCACCGTCACCGAGTAAGCTTGTAATAGCGCATTTATACCGGACGGGCGACGCTGTTTGTAGCCGTCCCCGAATTCCATTTCGTCAACTTTTGGCTCGTTGTTAACTTCAAAATTCGGACGAATACACCACTTAAATGTTTTCATCGAGCAAACGCGCCCCCTTGTCGCATACTTTCTTGTTGATGATAGGCGATACGGCTATCCGCAATTTTCTTCATCAATTCGACCGTGATTTCAACCTGATCGCCACGTTGCTCTCGGCTAACTCGCGCTTCCATTGGTTCACCGTTGTTAATAACTTTTACGGATATATCTCCATTGGCTTGACGACTGAGTAAACCGGTATAACTCGGAGAACCACCGCCACCAACGCGCCCGCCGTTCGCAAATTTAGGCAATCTACGTTGATTCAACGCGTTCATGAAACCGACGCCATAATGATCTACCGTGCGGGAGGTCATCACAAACTCGTTATTGGATAACCAAGCGGGGATTGAGTCGCTTGTACCCGTTCCCGGTCCCTGTACGTGACCGCCAGTAGCATAAGCGCCTACAAGCCCACCATCAGCAAAACCAAAACCGACTGCACTTGCGGCAGATTTGATTGCATTGAATAACATCATCTTGATAATCATGTTTGAAATATCTCGCATGATTGATACTGCCATACCTTTAAAATCCGCTTTGCCGGTCATAACAAAGTCAGTTAGTGCGTCAGACATTGAACCAAAGGCGCGTACCGTGACGTTACTCATGTTTTCAGAAACATTTCCAACATCATCTTCAATGGTTTGCAATCCTTTTTTAAATCCACCAGCCGCACTTCCTCGCGCTTCTTCGTTTTGTTTTTGGATTTCTGCGCGACGCTCTTTCAGTTTGGCAATTTCTTGATCGAGCTTAGCAATATTTTCATCAGTCATGCCGATTTTTAATTTCGCCGCTTCCAAGTCTAATTGATGGTTGTACTGCATCAACTCTTGCTCTTGGCGGGTTTTGCCAAGTAGCGTTAATTCAAACTCCATTGCCTGTAACTTCTCGGAGTTATCAAACGCAAACTGGTTGATTGCAACTTCCTGATTCGCCGCGTCAATTTGTGATGCAAGGCTTTTCAGTTTCGCAAGCCCCTCAGCGCCGAAATAAGCGTATTTTTCAGCATTGGCAACAATATCTTGAGTGAGTTTATTTACTTCCTGATATTGGCTAGGCTGACCAAATAAAGCAATGTCTTGAGCGTTGGCTTTTGCTTCCGACAACTTCTTCTGCATTTCGCCAAGTTCTTGCGTGTACTGCTTGTCGTAATCGACTTTCGAGCCTTTCTTTTTGCCGCCTTTCTGCTCGTCTTTCGCTAAGTTCGTTTGGGTGTACTGATCAACATAATCATCAAGCATTTGCCCGGTGTAGCCCTTTTCCTGCCCCTCACGTAGTCCGCGATGTTGATATAACGCCTTCCCTTTGAGCTTGGTTTCTTCCTGCTCTCCTCTCAGGCGCGCCATATCTTTTAAATATGCGGCGCTCAATTTGTCGCTGGCGTAGGCTTTAATGGTCCCATCCGCTTGTTTAATAGCTGTCGTGCCTTTACCAAACATCATTGAGAATAGCTCATTCAAGCTTTTTTTCGCGTCATCGGCAGACAGTTTCAGATCATCAAGCGTGCCGGAAAATACAAGTACTTTATTTGTGACATCAGGCGTTTTTTGTGCGCCTTTGCCCAACTTCTCATTGAGTTCGTCTTGCGTTGCCGTGAGTTGCTCGGTTGATTTATCTAAATCCTTTTGAGCGTTCTCGAGTTCGTAGGTTAAATCAATTAGCTTACCTTGGATTTTCTTACGTTGCTCTGCTTCGCTTTCAAACTGATACCAGCTATCAGATCCGTAGTTCTCCCAACCTTTATTCAATGATTCAATCTGTTTTTCAAGCTCAGCAATTAAGCGCTTTTTGTCCTCGACGTTTTTCTTAAATGCCACCTGACTTTCTTCAAGATCTTTAACTTGCTTATTCAGCGCTACGGCGGTCATCTGCTGTAGCGCTTCTTTGCTAGTATCGATTGATTGTGTGTATTCTTTGGCCTTTTGAGTGGCTTCTTCTGTCGCGTCAGCCGTATTTAACCAATATCCGGCAAACGCCGCTAATGTTGTAACAGCAGTAACACCAAGCATGATAGGATTTGATAAAAACGCGGTTTTCATCAAATTAAGTTCAGCTGTCGCTCCTCGTACAACCGCGCGATAAGATGTCATCAAGATACTTGATCGAGCCAATCCGGCATTAGCCGCCGCTTGGGTAACTGCGTTTTCAGCATAAGCGGTTCGCAATGCCAGTTTCGATGCCGTTAATTCTCTTTCAGCTACGACAAGCTGTTGAGTAATTATCTTCTCCTGTTCTTTCAGTGCGTTATACTGCACCATGCCGGCGGCACGCGCAGAAGCGTTAGAGCCTTGTAATTGTGTGGCTAATAATTCTCGCTCAGCGATAGTTTGTTGTTGCGCAATTCTTAAACTATCAACTCGCGCTTTCATTGCCTGATAATCAACCGTAGTTTGACGCAAGGTTGCGGAGGTTGTTTCGGTCATTGCCTCCGCTCTTTCGCGTGCGGCTTGAGCAAGTTGTTTTTCTTGGGTAATAGCCACACGTTGAGACGCGTAATCGTGTATGCTGCGAGAAGCTTTTATAGCTCCCCAAACACCGATAAGCGCGAGCCCAGCGGCAACGGCGGCATCCATGTTATTTGCGACAACTAAAATACTTTTAGCAACCTTATCCGAACCACCTACAGATTTATCTAACTCACCAACAAATTTAACGGCTTTAGTGTTTAAGACTTCCAGCGCATTTCCAACCGTCGTAACGGTTGTAGCGTAATCAATATCAATTTTATCTTTGACTTTCTCAAGTGCACCAATAACACGTTCGGCTGTTAATTCGCCATTCTCACCCATTTCTTTTAGGGCGCCGATCGGCACGCCTAAACCGTCTGCAATAGCTTTCGCAAGTGCCGGCGTTTGGGTCATAACTGAGGTGAGTTCTTGTCCGTTTAATACGCCTTTGTCTAACGCCTGACTAAATTGCAATAACCCAGCTTCAGCGGATGCCGCACTTACACCAGATAGCGCAATAGTTTTATTAACGGTTTCCGTTAAATTTGCCGTGTTTTTTTGTGCGCGCCCTAGCTGATCTTCTGCATTTGCTAATTTGGTGTAAACCTGACCGGTTGCGGATAGGCTTTGATATGTACGGGTTGATATGTCAAAAATATCCCGCATTGCTGCCGCTTGTTCTGTCTGATCTTTCGTTACAAGTTTAATGCGGTTCCCAAGTTCGGTATATTCGTCAGCAAAAGACAACACTTTTTTTACCGGAATGCCGGCAAACAAATTTATCTTAACTAACCGATCCGCGCCTTGGATACTTCTCGTCAGCCTTTGTACATTCTGCTCAATCGAATTTAGATTGCTGTTTGTTGTGGTGGCAAATTTAACCGCACTTTTTTGTGCGCGCTCCAATCCTTGCGAAAACTGGACTGAATCTAAAGCCAGATTAATATTCAGTGAACCTAATTTGCCAGCCATATTTACTCCATAAAAAAAGGCTCGCCAAAGCGAACCTTTTCTAAAAATTAATTAACGATTATTTGTGCAGTCGAGATTTCTCAACATTGAATTCAATTATATTTCCAATCACTAAAACAGTAATGCCATTGAGCAATGCGAACAAGCCCCAAACCCAAAACGGAGAACCTGCCAAACCACCACCGAAAGACATATAACCGAGAAAAGAAATATATCCAACAACAACCAAAAGGAAAATGACTTTTCTTAATTTATAAGTTAGCCAAACAACACCCAGGCTTTCTAAAAATTCCATGTTCCCTCCAGCATTTCAACGTTTAATTTCATGCTTCTAATGTACGAAATAATAGCCAAAATAGCAATAAAAAGTGCGGTCAATTTTTACTGCGTTTTAGATTTCGTGGCGATTGCCCGGATAGGCTAAATCGGATTCATTGAATTTACGAATCTTCGGCAGCACACGGGAAAGATTATCATCGCGCCATGGATCAGCTTCTAAATCTTTACTCATTTTGAGTAAGATTCGGCGGGCACGTTCCACTGTAAACGGATATTCATTCGCTTGGCTGACAACTTCCGGCGCGATCGGTGCTTGTAACAATTTGAGTGGTTTTACCAACATTTTGAGTGAACCAATCACGCGCACAGCGATAAACCATAACCAAAGTAAAACGGTGATGTCGTTTTCGGTCATTTCGATGGTATATGTTTTTGGTTTTGACTCCGGCAACGCTAACTGCTGCGGTTGGTTGCGGTGCATTGCCAAAAATGCCCGTAACACAATCAGGTGGAATTTTGGTGAAATCCACATTGCGTAGGAAAGCACTAATTCTTCGCAAACCCATGTGCCTTGAAGTTCAGGATTGCGACCGCCACGGACAATTTTTACCGATGCAGGATTTCCTGCATCGCTTGAATTATCTATTTCCGCAATAAGATCTTTGGTTTGTTGATTGGACATAAACAAAGACGGTTTATGGCGATTTTCTGCCCCACTTGCAACATGAAGATCATTTAACGAATAAAGATTGTCAGATTGGCGAATTGAAGTTTTAAGAATAGTTAAGTTAGACATAGAATGTCTCCTTTGGATTTTTTACGAAATTAAGATTTACCCTAGATAGGGTGCCAAGAGGTTCGTAAACCGTCCAAAGTCGGCTGGAGTTATTCCCCGAAGGTCTTTTATTCCTCGCCCTCTCGGCATAGATAAAATTGGATTTATGCGTGTTAAGTCTTAATGGCAATAAAACTAAACGAGATCACAAATTTTACGCATAAAAAAACCGCTATGCTGTCGGGTGCGGACTTCCGCTTTGGATTTAAGGCTACGACACCTTGAAAAACATACTAATAAAAAAGCCCCTTGGGTGTCAAGAGGCTTGAAAAGTTATTGATATATTGATGTGTCAACAGGTTTTAATGTTTTATTTTTTAACATTTCTGCTTCTTTAATAATTCGATGGACATTTTGTGGTGTAAATGTAATAGCGTCATAACCACAACCTGAAGAATTTGTCATTGAGAAACAAGATACTAATACATTTGTGTTTTTATTGCCGGAGTGAAACGCATAGACGTTATATCCGTTCGTTGTCGGAACAATCGCAATTTCTTTCGCAAAATTATCTTTTCGTTGCTTCGCAAGCTTGTCCCAATCTAAAAATTTATTAAATGCCGCGAGATGTTCGCTTACATTCTTTTCCTGAATTTTTAAAGCAATTCCGACAGGCGAACCAGCCTGCATTCGGTATGATTCGACAACATATTCTAGAGATTTAGAACCATCTGGATAATCAATCAGATATGCTCTTGTCGGACGTTCTAAGTAAGTTGAACCAATATCATTAAATACCATTCCTTTTACTTCTGTTGGAATTTGTACAAAATCATTTGATGCGCAAGAGCTAATAATGGCAGTAGTCATAGCTACAAATAACAATTTTTTCATTTTAGGTTCCTCTCATATTGTATGATAAAGCTCGCACATTCTAAGGTACCTAAATATATTCTGTAAGTTTTCAATAAACTTTATTTTAATTTTGCGATCACCATCGCAAATTTTATGTTTAAATTCGACAGCACTTTCTTTCGTAGATATTCTCAGCGCACATTTAATAAAACGGAGAACATCTATGAAAAAACAATTCATGCAGTGGTTATTGAGACAAAACGAACTGATCAGCACTAATGCGAAATACATTACCGCAAGACTGGACGAAAACTTAAAAATCCAGCCATGCGGCGAACGCGGCCGGGCAACACGGGAAGAAAATGCAATAATCAAAGGACTGATAGCTGAGTTTAACGATTCGCTAAATACTCGGTGACGCCGTCATCTTCATCGCCATTTTCTACCGCACTTTCCTGATAGAACGGCATAAAATCGGACAATTCAGGCGGCTTAGCTTTTGAGTCTCGGTTTATCATTGCCAATAGATGACTAATTTGCGCCGTGCGGTAATCTTCACGCCAAAGCCCGAATGGTTGCTCGCGATAAAACATCATATATTCGGAAAAATGACGTTCAGGCATCAACTCAATTTCTTCTAACGTCTTCCCCAGCGCCAAAGACAGGGTTACTTGGAATCTTCGGCGCTCGGTAAGTTTTTTGGTTCAATATCAGCAATTGCTTTGCTTAATTCTTCAAACACCGACTTATCTAATTGAGATAATTGCTCAAGATCTGCGTCATTATTTGGATCAAACAGGTTTTCGCCTTTTTCATCGCATAAGCGTGTAGCTAAAGTGCGTGCAATTTGATACGGGTCATAGACTTGAGCAAGCTGTTTTGCCAACGCTTCCTCATTGTCAAAATTCAACTCAATACCTTGTTCTTGAGCAATTTTGAATAATGCTTGTTGTTGGCCATAAACCGCTTTATTCATGTCACCGACCGTAAATTCACGGTAAAAATAGGTAATATCACCAATTAAAAATGACCGAACTTTCGGCTTTGTTGCTAAAAGCTTTTCACGTAAACTCATTTCAATTCTTCCATTCATTCAAAAAAAATGACCGCACTTTTTAGGTGCGGTCGCGCAGATTAAGCTACCGGCAAATGGTAGTCACGTTTTGCTTTTTTAATGGTTACACCGGAATCAAACTTACCTTTAACTTCACCGCTCCAGTTTTGTGAAGTTTGGATAAAGCCGGTACCATAAAGCGAACCTTGATTATTTTTCAAAACCATCATCCATGGGAAGGTTTCTTTACCGTAGAATTTTTTACGTAAATCCCGTTGCATTGGAGTGTCAGGGGCATAAAAGAATGTCAATTTGATTGAGCCGTACTCAATTTCACCCGCTTCGGTTTCAGTCCCTTCGCTACACATGGTTGTAACATCTTCTTCACCAAGCGTGTCACCGTCGCCTTCAATGTTTTTGATTGCGCAGAAGTTAGATGACCATTTAACGGTTGCCACTTTTGCCGTTGTGAAAGAGGTCGGCGCGTCTTGGTTACTCCAGTCCACTTCATCAGCCAACGTAATTTTTTCGTTTGTAACGGATTTCACCGGATAATAACCATCAAGAGAGCCAAGACCAGTTAATTTGACAAAATCACCGGCTTTAGCACCGTGACCGGTTGCGGTAATTGTCGCATTCGGCTTTACCGTAACAGCTGTAACGGCTTTTTCTTCGTTTAAGCCGACACCTAAATAAAATTTTGTCCCTTGGAAAGGGGTTGTTTGTGTTGCCAT